CAGTTCAGCAAGCCGATACATGCCCAGGTTCTTGAAATCGTCGGAACCCGGAACCGTTGGAGCTTGTCGCTTTACGGTGCCTTGGAAGCATCGCTGAACAAGACCAGCCTTGGCCGCAGCCTCGAACTTCTCTTGCTCGCTTTCAATAACTCGGAAATCAGTACCAACAGTTTGGCCGAGTGGTGCATTGCTCATCTTTCGGATAATCCTTTCTTGAGCGTCTGGAACACTGCATCCTGACTCGATCAGTTCATCCACGAAGGCACGCTCGACCTTCGCTAGAGTCCCCGCCGAGATAATTGCTTTGCGTCGTTCGTCAACCACTTTGAGTTGACGAGCAACTTCCTCTTGTACCTTTTCGTCCATTCGCATGGCCTCATCTTCGGGCTTGCTTTCTTCGGCTCTTGCCATTTCTTCGGATGGCTTCTCGCCTTCCATGTTTTCGATCTCAAGCGATGGCTTTTCCATGTGGTCTGCCATCCACTTGATAATCTCGCTCGCTTCGGTCATCCCTTCTGGGAGACCAAGGGCCTTGAGTTGAGCCGTCAATTGCTCATCCATGCCTGCCTGCCTTTCTTCTTGGTCATATGACCGTCGAACCGTGGAATTAGGATCTGCACCCGTTGCGCAGATCGAAGCATTGTGAGGTTCCCAAGCAGTTACTATTTCCGCTGGCCCCTCAATCACCTTGCCTTGTCGGGTGGTGTACGTTTGACTTTCTGACACAAAGACCCTCTCTAGGATCTGTGCGTCAATCGAGAAGTCGTTCAAGTGGCCCTCGTTGTATCGAGTGGCTACAATTTGAGAATCTGCGTCGGATGCAAATGAGGCATCGCCAACTAGCTGACCGTCTTGGATTGCGATGTTGCGAATTGATCCAAATACATTCCGCACCGTCTTGTCGTTGTGACTGTCAACGATTGGCAGTTGGTTCTTGCCGTTGCGAAATTGCACTCCATCCATAAGCAATACCTGACGGATCATTTGCCGACGCTCTTGATCGTATATCTCAATCGGCGTTTCAGTGGCAATCACAGCCTTACCATCTTTTGGTGCCAAGAATGATCGCTGGATCTTTGGCACCAAAGCGATCCTTTCAACCGTGTCTCTTGCTTCCATTTGTCGCTTTACCTTTGCTGACCAAGATTTGCCCGCATCACCGCCCCAAAGAGCCCAAGCGATCCGACCCGCTGACGGAAATCCTTTTTGACCTGGCTTCCAGCCTTCGCCCTTCTTGTCAACTTCGTGACGAGCAAAGTAGGAAACCATCCTTCCGATCGTATCGGGACTGATCTCTTTGCCATTGGACAAGTCACGAGCCCTAGCAACGCCAACGGGAGTCCCGCCGCGATTGTGTTCGCGTCTCCATTCAAGGCCTTGCTTGGCTTCTTCACGCACGCCCTCAGGAGGTGTAAAGTCGATGCCGTCGTACTTCGCACGCTCGATCTGTTCCGATGCGTACAAAGCCGCGATCTGATCGTTCGCTTCTGATTCGCTTGCATGGCATCCCATAAGTTGACGTTCGTCAGACTTGAACACGCCCCAAGGCTTCTTGACAGGGCAAGCCGCTGTGGTCTTTGCGTCATAAGGCATTGGCTACCTCGCTAACGACCTCTTGAGTCTCTGGAGCCGGAGCCGCTGACGATTGAGCCGCCGAGACTGCTAGCTGTTGCTCTTGCGGTGTCATTAGGCCAAGCCGCTTCTTCAATGCCTGCTCTTTGGCCCTCTGATAGAACACAGCCCTCCAAGACCTGCCACGGGATCCTAGTTCGGTTTGGTAATCGCTCATGAAGGATTCGATGGCATCCTTCGCCGCTGCTTGCTCTGATTGTGGATCGACCCATTCCCACTCAGGAGTCTGCCACTCGACAGGACAAGAGGCTCGGCGGTCACTCAGCAACTCGCTGGAGGTAGGAAACGAGGGTAGGGAACTGAGTGCCGCCGAGTCGCAAAAAGAGTCCCAGATCGGTTGTAGCAAGTGCCGGATTAAATACTGTTGCCAACATCGGAACCGCCTTCGGTCCTCGAGCTGGCTCGTCCTTGATGAACTGTAGGATGTCTGGCTGTAGTCCCTTGCGACCGTTTCGTAAGACAAACCGGTGCCGACTGCGATCTGCCTGAGGATCATTGCAATCCAAGGTTCAGCCGCAGAGTTAGGACGGCCTGGATTTAAGCCCACAACATCTTCACCTGGGCGAAGATTCATCACCATTCCAGGCTCGACATGGGTGAAGCTATTGCCAGCCGAATCGGTATTTCCAATCGAATCCGGCTCGATCAAGTTTCCAAGTGGCGTATCAGTCTTGATCGCCACCGTGAAACAACTTGCCACCGCCGAAGCTTGCAGCTCGTTGTCAAGATATGTTCCAAGGTCACGGATCGGAGCAACGACAGGAGCAAACCAAGTCACGCCGCGCGTTTGTCCGATGCGATCCTGGCGGTATAGATGGATGATCTCATTTGCCGGCACTCGCTCTGGAGTCCGAGTAACGGCGTATGGCTGCAACGGATGATCCTTGTAGATCCAGTAAGCAACTGGCCGCCCGAGGTCATCGACTTCTACGCCGCGAATGATTCGATTATCACCTGCCGGAGTGAGCCTTGCTGCGTAGTTATCCTTGTCACCGGCAAGCCTGTCGGCCTCGATCAATTCGAGAGCCAACGGAACTGGACGATAGATGCCTCGATAGACATTGCTCGGTGTGCGGATGATACGCACAAGCACTTCGCCAGCTTCGACCATTTCACGTTGGCATATAGCTTGGATTTCGTCGAGCGTGTAACGTCCGTTGACATCGCAAAGTTCGGCCCACTCCGACCAGTATTTGTCCCGCTGGTCGTTGATATTTTCTAGGTCATCGCCTGCCGGAGTCTCGAACACGGACTGAGCCTTGATGCCACACCCGACCACCGATGAAACAATGGTATCAACCACGCCCCATGCGTAAGCATTGTTCCGCACCAAGTCCCGAGCCCATGCCCGAAGAGTATCCGCACCGAATGGCCCGGTTAACTCCATGTCCGCTGGATTGTTCTTAGGCTTGCGACTCGATGAGATTCTCGAAGGCTCGGCACCCGTGAAGGATCGGAGCACCTTACGAGCCTGAGCCCGCCTGAGTCCAGCCGTTGGACTGATCGCCGTAACGATTGAATCGAGCATCTTTCCGATCATCGACGAGCCCTCGACAATCGACCGAGAGTCACGCCACCGGAACCAGACTCACGCTGCACAACATGCAAAAGCTTTTCACGCTCAGCCATGAGGCTAGCAAGATCAAGCTTAGTTACCGTCCTTGATCCAATAGAATACTGCTGAGCCCCTCCGTTTAAGAGAGCCTCAATAGCTGCGTCGATGAGTGCTAACAGACTTGCCGCTGATGCCATGCACAAAGGATTGCATGGCAAGCCGACTATCTCAATAAGCCTGTACCATTAGTCTAGTACAGTCGATAGAAATTCACTTCCATTCTTGCGACCAAGTGTGGTTGCAGTTCTTGCATTTGCAGAATCGAATCGTGCCTCTAGTGCAATAGACGTAACTTGCATTGGTGCCCGGTGGCCGCCTGGTTTCACACATCGTGCAAGGTCTCGGCGTAAACTGCCGAAAGATCGGCTCGCTCGATTGTTGCTCGATTGTTGCCGTTTGCTTCGGAGCATCAACTTGCTTCCTGCTTTTCTTCGCCATTCCTAATGCCTCCGTTTTGGAATCCACCCACCTGGCCGCTGTCTCAAGTTCCGACCGTGTTGATAAGCCTTGAGCTGTTGCCTTGCTTGCTTCGGTTGGTCGCTGACTTGCTTTGGCTGAACCTCGATCTCGCTTGGAGCAATGAGCTTGACGCCGCAAGCCTCGGAGCCAGCCGCCGCCATGTACGTTGCATCGAGCCAATGGTTATTCGAGTCCTTGACCATCCAATAGGTCTTGGAGCCCTTGCCCTCGGTGAACTTCGTCACCAATTCTTCCGCTGCGATATGTTGCGCGTATTGGCTGTGCCGCCGTTCTTGCTCGAGTGCGAACAACGATAGCGAACCACGCCGAAGCATATTCGTTTCGTCGAAGGTCGGCGTCATAAATCGTTCGTGGACGAACTGTTTCCAGTACGACGTATCAAGCTCGTAAAGCCAAACATTCGACGATGGCAACTTTTGAGCGTGAAGGTTAGCACCCGCGATCGTATTGGGCGACGACTTCGCTTTTCGATAGTATGGATCTTGACCTTTGCTAACATGAAAGA